GGATACCTTGACGGTTACTTTGTATTCAACGAGCCGAACTCGCAACGCGTCTGGGTCACAAGCCTATTGGATGGCTTGTCTATTGACCCCTTGGATTTTGCAAGCGCTGAGGGTTCACCAGACGGGCTAGTATCCCTGATCGTTGACCATCGAGAGGCGTGGCTATTTGGCACGAACTCCGTGGAGGTCTGGTACAACTCCGGCGACGCCGATTTTCCGCTCACCCGCATCCAAGGCGCTTATAACGAGGTCGGCTGTATTGCGCCGTACTCGGTAGCCAAGATGGATAACTCCGTCTTCTGGCTCGGCGCAGACGCTCGGGGTCAGGGCATTGTGTATCGAGCGCAGGGCTACCAAGCGGTGCGTGTATCTACGCACGCCGTTGAGTTTGCTATTCAAGGCTACGGCAACCTTGCCGATGCCGTGGCGTATACGTACCAGCAGGATGGTCACACGTTCTACGTGTTGAACTTTACGGACGCTGATACGACATGGGTGTTTGACGCGGCTACGGGCGCTTGGCACGAGCGTGCCGGATTCCGTAACGGCGACTTTAAGCGTCACCGTGGTAACTGCCACGCTCGGTTCCTTGGCGAGCCGGTTATTGGTGATTACGAGAACGGCAACCTGTATGCGTTTGATCTAACCGTTTACTCGGACAACGGCGCTACGCAGAAGTGGCTACGCACTTGGCGTGCCCTGCCAACCGGCGCTAATAACTTGACGCGTACCGCTCACCACTCGCTTCAGATTGACTGTGAGACTGGCGTAGGCTTGCCGGGTACAGATGCGTTTGACCCAGCAATAGAAATTACGACCGAAACCGAAGTTATCATCAATACTGAAACGGGCAATCCCCAGTTGGTCGCAAATCTTGGAACTCAAGTTCCAGAAGATGTTGAAACGGAAACTTGCAGCAATATTTTGGGCGTAGTTCAAGATGATGGGTTAAGCCTTGCTGTTGACAACATTATTGTTACCGGCGTTAACCCGCAGTTGATGCTGCGATGGTCGGATGATGGCGGTCACACTTGGAACGGCGAACGTCAGGTGTCTATGGGCCGTATTGGACAATACGGCACTCGTGCCATCTTCCGTCGCCTTGGCATGACTTTAAAGTTGCGCGACCGTGTGTATGAGGTGTCCGGCACTGATCCAGTAAAGATCGCCATTATGGGCGCTGAACTGCAACTGAGCGGTACTTCGTCGTGACCCAGAACATCACGCAAATCCCTGCCCCGCGTGTGCCGTTTATCGACGAGCGCACCGGCCAGATTTCGCGTGAATGGTTCCGCTTTCTTAACAACCAGTTTCAGTTGACAGGTGGCGGCACGACGCAGACCACCATCTCTGACCTTGAGTTGTCGCCTGCTTTAGCGGCAAACGTCGAGGACGAACTGGCTGTCGTTAAGGGCCAGATCAACGACCTTTATAAAGAGCCGCCTATAACGCCGATTACCCCGGTAAGTTACGGGTCGTTCTATTCAACTGACACGCAAGCAGCGACCGTTATTAACACGGCGTATGCAATAACGTATAACAACGCCGACCCAGCATACGGCATTTACCGCGACCCCGGCGATAGCAGCAAAATTAGGGTTAGTCGACCTGCTATTTATAACGTGCAGTTCTCTATTCAGGTAGACAAAACCTCGGGTGGCACTGGGCGTTTTTACATTTGGCCTGCCATTAACGGAACGGCTGTGCCTAACTCTGGCTCGTTAGTCCAAATTCAAGGCAACGACGCGGAAATCTTCGCTGCCGCTAACTTTTTTCTGCCGTTATCAAACGGCGATTACTTCCAGTTGTATTTTTCTGTGAACGCCTTGGACGTGCAGTTGCAGTACTTTGCTGCGTCTGCCCCAGTACCGGCGATCCCCTCCATCATTTTGACTGTTATGCAGGTGTACGTATGACCGTTTACCTTTCCCCATTCGCAGGAGCCGGGGCGCAGTTCTTTACCGACGACGGCTCTGTGCTGTCGGGCGGAAAGATTTACACCTACGCCGCTGGCACCACGACGCCGTTGACGACGTATACGTCGATTCTCGGCACAACGGCTAACTCTAACCCCATCATCCTTGACTCTGGCGGACGGCTGCCCGAGGACATGTGGCTTGCCGAAGGCGTTAAGTACCGCTTCGTGCTGAAAGACTCGTGCGACATTCAGATTGGCGAGTACGACGACATTGCTGGCATCAACGACATCTCTACGGAGACTGTCGCATGGTCTACGATTACCGGCACGCCGACGACGCTGGCGGGTTACGGCATTACGGATGCGTACACAAAAACGGCAAGTGACGCCAAGTTTGCGCCAATTGCCTCGCCCACGTTTACTGGTACGCCGCTAATTCCTGATAACGACACAGTTAGCACTAACTGGGCAGTTGGTTATCGTGAAGCGCCTCAAGTATCTAAGACTGACAACTACACGTTGGTGCTCGCTGATCGCGGCAAGTCTATTTTGATGAACGGCACGTCTAAGACGCTGACCATTCCGGCTAACTCGGCTGTCGCGTTTCCCGTAGGTACAGTTGTTATAATCGTCAACGTCAACTCGTCGGCGCTGTCAATCGCAATTACGACTGACACGCTGACTTTGGCTAACAGCACTACGACCGGTACGCGCACTTTGGCGCAAAACGGTTTGGCTACCTGCGTCAAGATTGGTGGCACGTCTTGGCTGATCAGCGGAGCGGGATTGACCTAATGGGTGGCGCGACCTTAGCAGCGGCAATTGCAGGCACGACGGGGGGAGCCGGTGCCGGTACCTATGACTTTTCGTCAGGGTCGGGCAGCGTTGCCATTCCGGGTAGTGCCACAGGCGCTACCGTTGAGGTGTGGGGCGCTGGCGGTGGTGGCGGCTTCGGCTATCGTTCGGACGAAGATTTAGAGCCGATTGAGTGGCCGGGTGGCGGTGGCGGTGGTGGCGCGTATGCCAAGACAACGCTGGTGCTGACCGGCGCGGACACCGGCAAAACCATTCTCTATACCATTGGCGCAGCCGGTACGGGCGGTACATTGTTTGACCAGAACGGTACGGCAGGCGGTCAATCGGTGGCCTATGCGGGCACTTACGCGCTAGCAGAAATGATTTGCACGGGCGGGCAGGGAGGCCAAAGCGGCTTTGCTGGCGGCGACCAAGGCGCAGGCGGCACCGCTTCTGGCGGCAGCGTAACGAACACCAACGGCAACGGCGGTGCGGCTTACTTCTTGGGTGGCGCTGCGGGTATTGTAGGCGACAATAGCCTCACGGCAGGTGCAGGCGGCGACGGTGGATTACCGGTTACAGGCGGTCGTGACGGCGATGCGGGGTATACCGGTCGCGTGCGAATCGTATTTACCTTTTAGGTGACACATGGCAGTTAATGTAAAAGTCCTGATTCCGGCCAAGATTGCCGAGAACACGCAGGTAATTCAATACACGGCTACCAACGTATCGGCCATCATCGACAAGTTTACGGCCACGAACTACAGCGCGTCGGCGGCTACCCTGTCGGTCAACCTCGTCACGCAGTTTGACTCGGCGGGCAACCAGAACTTGATTATTAAGGCCAAGACCTTGTTGCCCTCGGAGACGTATACGTTCCCTGAGTTGGTCGGCCATGTGCTGCAACCGGGTGGGGCAATTTCGACGCTTGCTTCGGCTGCCTCGTCCATCAACATCCGATCGTCTGGTCGGGAAGTGTCGTGACCGAAGCCGAATACTGGCTAAGGGAGAACTTTGCTGCGCTGGAGTTGCCGCCAGATGCGGTGGCTTGGCTGATTGACTTGTGGCACGTCACGCAGGTGTTTGACGACGTAGCCGATGGCGACCCGGTAGACCGTAAGTCGCTGGACGATACCGTGTGGCGCACCCTTGTGGGTATGCCTGCAAACAGTTTCTTTATGACTCACGCAGGACAGTTATTGCCTGCGCTGGGCACGGCCATTCTGAAGTGGAAGGCTTCGGATGACGCCGAGCGCAGTGGCTTGGCCGACGAACGGTCGTTCGTTTGGCGTGCCGCTTACTATGACTTAGTTCTTTTAGTGGTGCTGTTGTGTCAAGGCCGAGAGTCTGCTATGGAAAAAGCAGGTGCGGTAATGGCACTATACGGCGAAAGTTTTGCGAC